TGCCGGGCTACAACTGGCCTTGTATTTCTACCAGATGATAGCAGGTTACGGCCCTCGCCACCTCCAATCAGCGCATACTGCAAGGCATCATGAACATGGGAGAACTTGTTTTTATTGGGTTTTTCCTCGTATCTCTCCGCACCAGACACCTGCATCCTGCGGTATTGGTAGCCGCCACGGAACCCTTTGATAAGATTAACGCACTTCTTATCAACGATAAACCCAGGCTGTCCGTCGATTAGCCTATTCAATGCACCAGATACTGCTTCAAGGCGCAGGGCAACATCGTTATTTCCAGCCGGGTATGCTTTGATCCCGGCGGTACGCAGGATCTGGAATGGGGTCCGTTCGTCCGTCTGGGCACGATAGTCACCAGCCGGATCTCCATACACCATTGCCTGCATAGCCGGGAAGTTTGCAGCAAACTCCTTGCGAAACAGTTCCGCAAACCGGACGATACCCATATCTTCCGCTACCAATTCGTCAAGAATCAGCCACTTTCCACGCACATTCTGGGCGAATACCGCCGCCGGAGTCAGACCGAAATCCATACCAATGATAATTGGAAGGCCAGCGACCGGCAGTATCGGTTCTTTCGCAATGTGCAACTCGTCTGTAAACATGGGATAGATAGGCTTTCCGTCGGACAAACTGCCAAATTTGTTCAGAACATACACATCAATCCATGATTTTGCCTTACCCTTGATGATGTCTGGATAATACTGCGGCGTCAGGTTAGAGCGATTCTCAGCTTTTGGGTTCAGCTTATAGGACTGTAGCGTACCATCCTGGTCCTTCTCCTCAACCATTCCACCAGGCTGATTGTAAAAGTTCCAGGTATCAGGCTTGATCAACATCAGTGCTTCTTCGCGCCCAATGTGGTCAGGCAGCGGAACCTCACCGGACATGATTGGCCACCAGTGGTCCTCATCCGGGGCATTCGTATCGCAGATTACGCCATACCATGTAGGTCCTCCGTCCTTCATAGAGGGAAATCGGCCAACGCGCATGGTGCAGGCGTCAACAATTGTCTTGGGAATTTCGCGTGCTTCGTTAATCCAGACGCCTGTTAACTCCAATGATAGGAGTTTTTTGACATCTTCGGGTCTGTCGAGGGCTAGAAATATGACTTCCATCTCTACATCACCACGCTTTAGGTGGTGGGTATAGGGCGGCGGATGCCACAACATCTTGCCCCAGACGTCCTCTGGGAACCAATCAAGCCAGGTTTTGATGGTGGTAGTCCGCAGTTGCGGGTAGGAATTTCGGACGATAGCCCATCTGGTCTTGCGTTTGCCGTCCCTACCTGGCTCTTGCTGCAAGGCACGCCGGAATATTTCAACAGCACAGCACACTGACTTCCCAGATCCAACCGGGCCGCGCAATCCTCGGAAGAAGGAATTATCCTTCATGAATGCTTTGAGGACTTCGCCGCCAGGCTTGTATGAAAACATCAGTCAACTGATCCGCTATCAATGGCCTGCTTCACAATGCGGCCAGCAACCTCTGGTCCCCATGCGTCGATTAGCTTATCGACCTCAAGATTGGTCAGCATGTGTTTGGGATAGTGTCGCAGATGGACTGCGCGGACGATAGACCGCAGTCGGTTGCGGTCCTGTAGGGAAAGCTGGCTAGAGAAGCCGCCTTCATCAGTTATAAGGTTCAGCGTCAAAGACAACCTCACTGACTAAATCATAGAGTTCCTGGCTATCGTCCTGGTCTATATCATGAGGATAGCTACCAACAAACCCATTGCCGTCAAGAAACTCAGCAATGATGACAATCTTCCCAACCTTGCCTTGCAGGATTTTGAAAAGAGTTTCCATATCCGCATGGTCTTTTTCTGCCTTAACATTACGACTTGGAAACTCAACGATGTCTGCCATGATTACAACTTATGAATTAGAAAAGCCAAAATCAAAGCATTAAAGAGTAGAGTAGCCCACTCTCCAACAGACATTGCAATACCTGTCATCATTGTTCGTCAACCTTTCCTGTTTCAGGAACAATTTTTTTCTCAACTCCATATCTTTCGCGTAATAGCTGTCTAGAAAGTTTTCTCCAGTTTCGTGTGCCTTGAGGTCTTTGCCGAGCCTCAAATGATTTCCTGATTTCCTCATTAAGACCCAAATCTTTTCTCTGTTTTGGATCAAGATGAGTCTGTCTAGAAAAGAATTTTCTTAGTTCAGCAATAGACATATTCTGCGTTTCTTCAACAGAAAATGCACGCATTTCTCCCGATCTACCTTTATATGGAATCTTTCTTGGATCTTTTTCTCCCGGCATGTTTGCTACTACAGGATCAATCTGATCTATATATGGCCATCCTTCTATGTTATCTATTGCGTGTTGAACTTCATGCAAAATCGTGCCAAGAGCAAGACCACCTAAATTGCTATATTTTGGATCTTCAAATACGTCTGAAGGCTTGTTGCTAAAATTACCAGTACCAGTCCTTTGAAGATTAGTCATTCTTTCTACATCTACGCCAATATAAGTGTACTTTTTTTCGTCTAGTGTATTATCAAAAATACCAAGTGCGTTATGCTTACTAAGTATTTCGCTTCTAATCGGAAGATTTCTTAGACCAGGATATTGTTTAAATAATACAGGATGATCCAAAAGATCTCCTAATTTTACCTCAACATTTGGCGTCGTTAACTTATTCCACCCCTTAGACTTCAGCCTAGCTTCTTTGTCGCTTATGTGAAAAAAGTGTTTTCCTGATTGATCTAAGCGCCATCCTGTTGTTGTTGTATTTCCAGGATTTTCTTTTGCCAAAATTTCTGATTGTTTTTTATATACGTTAACCATTTCTTTTGCAGCGTCAGCCGCACTAAGCTGTTGCAATCTCTTTACATCTTGATCGAAATCAGAAAAAGTTAGCGGAGGGTTCTGCGCCTTAGTTCCCATCATCATGGCAACTTGAGTAGGGCTATCCATAGATGGCTGGCCAGCCTCTACATACGATGCTTCCTCATCCGCAGCAGAAGCTGTGGCAGATCCCATTACATCGCCAATAGTACGCGCCATTACTTCTTCGCCTTCTTCTTGGCCGCAGCCTTCATAGCCATGTACTTCTTATGAAGTTTCTCGGCCTGTGCTTCCGATTTAATGGTAACCGGCAGCTTCATTTCGCCCATCTTTTTAGCCATCACTTACCCTTTTTCTTCAATGCCTGGTATCTGGCCAGCAATCTCTTACCCTTTGAAACTGCACTAGCCTTGTCACCGCTATGATTCCAAGCCTCTAGCGACTTCTTCAACCTCGTGGGCCTGCCCTTCTCGTCCTTCAAGGGGCCAGCCGATGAGCCCATACGGACAAGAAACGATCCCTGCCGCCTCATCTGTTCAGGGCCTTTAGGCGCTCCGCCTACCGGTGCTTTCAGATTACCACCAGTCTCACGATTGTAAGACTTACGACCGGCTTCATTCAAGCCACCCTTGGGATCCTTACCAGCCTTACGCTGCCATGCCGGACTAGCCACCAAAAACCTCCATACCTTACCTGGGAGAAAAATATTTCAGATGCAATGTATAGGGAAATGGACCGAACCTTGGGCGGGTAAAATACTTGTGGGGGAGAGTGACACTAACACAGTGCCAGAGTTTTGGAGGGGGTGTCTGCGTCGTAGCACGGCTGACTAGCTGCATGCGGGTGGGGGTGTTGTGTCCGGAGAGTGGGTTGTCACAAGGCTACAAACCTGTGGATAACTCTGACTATCGGCCTTCACGAGAGGTCTATGGACACCTTGAAGTCGCCTGACAGACGCGCCTCAACGCGATCCGGTGCCTTCAGTCCCGCTCTATCCATCAAGTCCTTGGCTGCCTCAAGCCGTACGTATTCTGAGTTAGCCTCAGTACTCAACTTCGATACCGTCTCAAGCGCCTTGGGTAGTGAGGCACCTAGTGCGATGACTGTGCGTTCATATACCTCTTTTACAATCAGCGGGTTGCGCAGTAATCTGTGGCCTTCAATGCGTGCAGATTTCTCGCTGTAACCTGCCTCTCTGGCTGCGGCTGCTCCGTTGCCTCCGTTTGCTACATATGCATCAACGAAAGCATCCTGTTTTGGAGTCAGCTTGGTATCTTCTACCTTAGTCAGAGCCATCATCTACTCCCGAGTTATTACATAGGACGAGGGTTACGATCCTGTCAAGTGACTGTCACTCACTCCTCGCGCACGCCATCTCCTCCTGTCTCCATTGCTTTGTACCGCGCCCGGTCTGCGCATCAATGGGTGCATTTTTTTGCTTTCAAGGTGCTTCGCACATGTTCTCTCCTCGCTGCGCTCGGGACGCAAAAAAAAGCATCCTTCGGACTTCGCCCATTGATCCGCAAGCTGCGGGCTATGGTCCTACAGCATTACGCCAGGCGGACCTGGCTACACAAGGAGAACCATCATGACAATCACAGCACAAGACGTATCTACCATCATCTGCAACTACTTCACAACTCGCGATCCGAGCGACACCGACCAAGCAGGTTACGATAGCCTGAAGTATCTCCGTGGTAGCGTATTGCGGGGAATCTGCCAGTCAATATCCTGGGCAATTAAAAGCGATCAGGAATACCTGGATGGTCAGATTGCAAAGTTTACGCTTATGCAGGATGGTGCGCCGAATAGCTTCGAGTACGAAATTCGTAGGACTCAAGAAAAGATCTTCGAGAAAGAAGCTATGATAGCAGTTCAGGAAGAAATGCTTAATCATTTCAAACTTGCATACAAAGTGGACACAGGCCGTGAGTTCGTTCCTGTTCCTAGCAAAATCAACGTACAGCAGAAGGCTGCGAAGGCAATTGCCAAGAAGGTTCCCATAGCTACACCAGCTACTACATCGGTAGAGGAACACGCCGAACAGGTAAAGCCTCGCGCAATCGCAGTAGGTTCCAACTAATTCAAACAGGGCTGGCTTCGGCTAGCCCTTTTTTTATTGACAAACGCCGGGGCTCTGCCCCGGACCCCGGCAGGGGGCAAGCCCCCTTGCATCCCCCAGTGGCAGCATTTAGTCTGGCTCGTGAGGCTGGCGCAGAAGAGGAGCTACTAATAATAATGTGATAGAGCGAGTTTAGATTCTGATTCCCTATTCAAATGTAGGATGGGAAAGATAAAAAGTAAAAAGCAATTCGTCCGACCTGTTCGCCCCGCCCACCTCTTACGAGGCGGGGCTCACAGCCCGAACTCAAAGGAGAAAGCAAATGCCTGATAGAGTTTCACAATCATTGTCATGTTATTTGATGGACCATAATGATCTTGTTTTGGATCTGGCCTGTAAGGTTCATAATTTGGAAGACCAACTACAAGATGTATTAAAATATCTTAAGCCAAAATATACTGTCAAGAAGAAGGGCAGTCCAACATGTCATTTAATTAATGATGAATGGCTACTTGCCAATAACATTATGAAAACTTTGAATAAAGAATACATAGGTCCCGAAGCTGAGAAACATATGAGAAAATTTTCACTTTCAATTATTGAAGTAGAAAAGGAGGAAGCAAATGCTGATGGAGTATAAGGTGTGTCCCAAATGTTCCAGCCATGACATAGTCCGTGATGCCTGGACCAAATGGGATCCCGTAGAAAAAGAGTGGACAGTCGATGATCTTTGGTCCATTTACTGTGTTGACTGCGGCGAAACATCCGATGCTCCCCGCACCTACGTAGCAGTAGAGGATCTACCTGATGGTCCTGGCACACAAAGAGATAAGGCCACCGACTAACATCAAGTCTCGGCAGGCTACCAAGATGGAGGTTCAGTTCTACCGTGAACTGATCCTCGAATTGATTGATCGCCGTAAGCGATTGAAAATTTCCCAGCAAGAATTGTCGGACATCCTGGGTATGTCAGAATGTTACGTCAATAAGTGGGAGAGTGGCGTCAAGTTCCCTACCATGTTCAGCTTCATGTGCTGGTGTAACGCACTGAATCTAAAGATAAAGTCGGAGCCTATAGATGAAGAATCCAGCGGGTCGTAAGGGAAAGTACAACGCCAGTGGTAGACGAGTAGATGGTATCTGGTTTGCCTCAGATGCAGAGGCTACCAGGTACGAGCAGCTACTTGTCATGCTGCACGATGGTCTTATTGAGAAGTTAACCTGTCAGCCCAAACTGCCAGTCTTAATCAAGAACTCACACATCTGCAATTACCTTGCGGACTTTCGATATGTCATCGTCGATGATCGAGGGTACACAATTAAGGTAGTGCATGAGGATGTGAAGGGAATGATTACTGATGTTTACAAGTTGAAAAAGAAAATGGTTGAGGCATTCTATGATATGAAAATCGTAGAGATTCCAGCCAAAGACATCAAAAAATGGGAGAACAAATTGCCATGAGTATCGAGGCATTGAACTATGCCTTCAACCTAGAGATCGACAGGAGAGATTGTAAAGTCAGCGCACCTGTCATGAAAGCTGTCCTTATTGGTATAGCAAACCATGCAAACCCTATTGGTGAGGCATGGCCTAGCGTTGAAAGGATCTCAAAGTACACAGCCCTGAACGAGAGGACTGTCAGGCGTGGCATCATGGGATTGCTTCACCTCAAGCTAATCGAGATGGAGCAGAGGCCAGGTCGGAGTACAATCTACAAGATAACCTGGGGCAGTGTGTCACCCCGGACAGAGAGTCACCCCGGGCAGTCTGCCCTACCACCCCGGGCAGTCTGCCCTACTAACCATAAGGAACCATCAAACAAAAGAAAGAAGATAGCAGTAGACTTCAAACCTACCGAGGAAAACATTAATCGGATGTTGGAGAAGCATCCTGAAGTGAGGTTGGATAATGAAACAGATAAGTTCATTGACTACTGGCTTGCTCGTGGGGATGCCAAGTCAGAC